CCTTATTGAACAAGTACAATTCTCCAATGCTTTAAGTGCTGGAACTGGAACTGGTGCTGTTCTTAACAAACAAATGGAACTTAGATTTAACCATCCAGTTAAAGAACTTCAATGGTTATTAAAGAACTCTACCGATGGTGCATATGAAGGTGTAAGTGATGCTCTATTACAACTTAACGGTCATGATCGTTTCAAAAGAAGAGAAGGTAAATACTTCACAACTGTTCAAAGATACCAATCACACAGTGGTGCTGGCGATGATGCCACTCACGGTTTAGCAGGTAAAACACATGTTTATTCATTTGCTTTAAAACCAGAAGAACATCAACCATCCGGAACTTGTAATTTTTCCAGAATTGATAATGCTGTATTAAATGTTAATTTCACTGGAACTGCTGATAAATCTTATGAAATGAGAGTTTATGCTGTTAATTACAATGTATTAAGAATCATGAGTGGTATGGGAGGTCTTGCATACTCTAATTAATTTTATTTATTTTTTTATAAAATTGATATAATTTATTTATATCATTTTTTTGTTAGTTAAATTTTTTCACAATAAAATGTTAATTTATATTATAATATAAATGGGAGGTGGATTAATGCAACTCGTAGCTTATGGAGCACAAGATATATATTTAACAGGTAACCCTCAAATAACTTTTTTTAAAGTTGTCTATAGAAGACATACTAATTTTTCTATGGAATCGATTCAACAAGCATTTAGTGGCTCATTGGCTTTAGGAAAAAAAGTTTCATGTAATGTATCTAGAAATGGTGATTTATTAACTAAAGTTTATTTAGAATTAGTATTAGAAGATTTGATTACTGATGTAGATACAACTGAACCAATGTCATTTCAAAAAATAGAAAACGATGAACCAGTTGGTGAAATTATTACTGTTACTAATAATTCTTTAAAAAGATATAATGCAAATAATTCACAAATAACAATTGATGCAATAAAAACTATAGATGAATCAGATACAACTCTTAATGTTTTTTCAGATAAAAATAAAACAAATGCTTTAAATGGAGTAATTAATGGAACCATTGGTTCTAGAACAAATCCATTAAATTTAGATGATATTGATATCAATCTTAGAAGAGTTGGACATAGAATAATAGAATATGTTGAAGTAGAAATTGGAGGACAGACTATTGATAAACATTATGGAGATTGGATGGATATATGGACACAATTAGTTTCTAACGGTGAAGAATGGCAAAAATTATCAAAATTAATTGATGGGTCATTACCAACTGCAGGTGATTTAAAAAGAAAAGTTTATGTGCCATTACATTTTTGGTTTTGTAGAAATCCTGGATTAGCTTTACCGTTAATCGCTTTACAATATCATGAAGTTAATATTAATATAGAATTTAAAGATTCATTATCTTATACAAATTTAACTACTTTAAAAAATGTAGTTTCAGTTAAAGAAAAAAACGAATTGGAATCAAAATTAGTTGATCATAAATTGAATACTAAAATTATTAATATTCCCACAGAAGGTATTGAATTAAAAGTAAGAGCAACTATGAAGCATGACTTAATAGTATCAACAGGTAAAGTATATTGTGAGTATATATTTTTAGATACTGATGAAAGAAGAAGATTTGCACAGGTTTCTCATGAATATCTAATTGAACAGGTTCAATTTTCAAATACAGTTACCTTAGATGAAGGTAATAATGAATTTGAACTTAGATTTAATCATCCATGTAAAGAATTAATATGGAGTGTTCAAAAAAATGAACAAACTGGATTTAATTATTTTAATGGAACAACATCAACTAGTAAGGATATTTTAAGATCTAGTTTATTGCAGTTAAATGGACATGATAGATTTTCTATTAGAGATGGAACTTATTTTAGATTAGTGCAACCATATCAATATCATACTGGTGGTAATCTTCAAGATCCTACAAAAGAACTAGGTGGATATTATGTTTATTCATTTGGATTAAAACCAGAAGAACATCAACCATCAGGAACTTGTAATTTTTCTAGAATTGATAATGCAGTATTATTGACAGATAGTCATTCAAAGGGTGTGATGAGAGTATATGCAACAAATTATAATGTATTAAGAATAATGAGTGGAATGGGTGGATTAGCATATTCTAATTAAGAAAATAAATTTATATATTTTAAAAAAAATGTTTTTTTATAGTATATATAAATAATGGGTGGTGGATTAATGCAATTAGTCGCTTATGGAGCACAAGATATATATTTAACAGGTAATCCCCAGATAACTTTTTTTAAAATAGTATATAGAAGGCATACTAATTTTGCTATAGAAAGTAAAGAACAAACATTTAGTGGTAAATCAACATTGGGAACAAAATTTACATGTAATATATCTCGTAATGGTGATCTTCTATCAAGAATATATTTAGCAATGAATATTACTTCATCTGATGTTAATAAATCAGTATTAGGAAAAAGAATTGGTCATAAATTAATTGATTTTGTAGATGTAGAAATTGGAGGACAAACTATTGATAAACAATATGGAGAATGGTTAGAATTATGGGCACAATTATCTCATGGTGATGGTTCATTTACTAAATTAGATAAAATGGTATCTGGATTACAAATTGTTGCAGCTGCAAATGATAAAAAACAAAAATTAAAATGCTATGTTCCACTACAATTTTGGTTTTGTAGAAATCCAGGATTGGCATTACCATTAATTGCTTTACAGTATCATGAAGTTAAAATAAATGTTTCATTAAAATCCTTAGAAGAATTAAATAATTCAGGAATACAAAATTTTGGAACTTTAGATGAAGTTGAAGTATGGTGTGATTATATATTTTTAGATACGGATGAAAGAAGAAGATTTGCCCAAGTTTCTCATGAATATTTAATAGAACAAATTCAATTTTCTAATTCATTAATGTCTGCTTCTGGAAAAAATCAAAGAGAATTAAGGTTTAACCATCCTGTTAAAGAATTAATATGGGTTTGTCAACCAAAAGATAATACTGGATTTAATTATTTCTCAACAAATGGTAGTAATGGTGTAGATAATATTAAAACAGCACTTATACAATTAAATGGACATGATAGATTTACAGAAAGAGAAGGACATTATTTTAGATGTGTTCAAACATATCAGCATCATTCAGGAGGACATAGACAAAATCCTGGTCAGGAAGAAGGTGGATTTTATGTATATTCATTCGCTTTAAAACCTGAAGAGCATCAGCCTTCAGGAACCTGTAATTTTTCTAGAATAGATAATGCTGTATTAAATTATACTGCTGTTTCAGAAGGTAAATTCAGAGCATATGCAATTAATTATAATGTATTAAGAATAATGAGTGGAATGGGTGGGTTGGCATATTCTAATTAATTTTTTTTATCATTTTTTATAAAAAAAATTTAAAGAGTTTAACTATAAAATAAAAATATATTATATTATAATAAATGGGTGGAAGCTTAATGCAATTAGCTGCTTATGGCGCTCAAGATGTTTATTTAACTGGTAATCCACAAATGACTTACTTTAAAGTTGTATATAGAAGACATACTAATTTTTCAATGGAAACTATAGAACAAACATATAATGGTAGTGCAAAAATGGGTAAAAGATATACTGTAACTTTAGCTAGAAATGGAGATTTAGTATCAGGTATTTGGTTAGAAATGGATTTAATTGCCAGAAATTCTGGAACAGAAATTGATGAAGCTGCTGGTGGTAGTAATTTTGGTTCTGGAAGTAATATTACTGGATTAAGAATTGGACATAAAATTATAGATTATGCGGAAGTTGAGATTGGTGGTCAACTAATGGATAAACAATATGGAGACTGGATGGATTTATGGACTCAATTAACATATGGGGGACAAAAATGGGAAAAATTAGAACGAATGTTATCCGGTATTACCACCGTAGACGGAGTGGTTCATAATGATATAAATCAGAGAGTTAAAGAAAAAAAAAAAGTGTATGTTCCTTTGCAATTTTGGTTTTGTAGAAATATAGGTTTAGCTTTACCATTAATAGCTTTACAATATCATGAAGTTAAAATTCATATTCAATTATTAGATGTAGATTCTTTTATTGGAACTGAAGATGGAGCACCAGATACAAATGTTCAAAATGTTGAATTAGATGATATTAAAATTTGGGCCGATTATATATATTTAGATACAGATGAAAGACGTAGATTTGCACAGGTATCTCATGAATATTTAATAGAACAAGTTCAAACTGGAGGAACACAATCATTATTAAAGGGATCTAATGAACAAGAATTAAGATTTAATCATCCTGTTAAAGAATTAATGTGGACAATGAAATCCCAGGATAGTAAGGGATATAATTATTTCAGAGCATCTGATATTGATAAAGATCCTGAATATAATAATGATATGTTAGAAGATATAGTTTTAATTCTAAATGGAAGTGATAGATTCTCAAGGAGAACAGGAAATTATTTTAGAACAGTAAGTTTATACCAACATCATACTGGTGGTGATAAACAATTTCCAGGAAATGGTAGTCATAAAAATGGAACAATTTACTGGAATAATGTTAATAAAGATAAAATGCCTACTGATATAAAACAATCAGAAATGGGAGGTATCTATTGTTATTCATTTGCTATAAAACCTGAAAATCATCAACCATCGGGAACATGTAATTTTTCTAGAATAGATAATGCTGCTATAATGTTTAACTCTTCTAAAAAAGGAACATTCAGTGTCTATGCCATGAATTATAATGTATTACGAGTAATGAGTGGAATGGGTGGTTTAGCATATTCAAATTAAAAAATTTAATATTATATTTTATATTAAAGTTTTATTCATAAATTAATTTAACATAATATAATAGTAATGGGAGGAAGCTTAATGCAATTAGCAGCTACTGGAGCACAAGATATTTATCTAACAGGAAATCCTCAAATGACATACTTTAAAGTTGTATATAGAAGATATACTAATTTTACTATAGAGAGTATTAAACAAAATATAGAGGGAAATATTGTAATGGGTAAAAATTATACTATTACTATTTCTAGAAATGGAGATTTATTAAGTAATATTTGGTTAGAATTAGATTTAATTGCTAAAAATTCTGGAACAGATTTAAATAGTAATTTTGGTTCTGGTAGCAATATAACTGGTCTTAGAGTTGGACATAAAATAATTAAATCAGTTGAATTAGAAATAGGCGGTCAGATTATTGATACACATTATGGTGATTGGATGGATATTTGGTCACAATTAACAATGAAACAGCAAAAATGGCAAAAATTAAACAGACTATTAAATGGTATTGATGTAATTGAAGGTGAAGTAAATCAAAATGAAAATCTAAGAGTTAAACATGAAAAAAAAGTATATATTCCTTTACAATTTTGGTTTTGTAGAAATCCAGGTTTATCATTACCATTAATTGCTTTACAATATCACGAAGTTAAGTTAAGATTACAATTACATGATTATGAAGATTTTATTCCATCTTTTAATTCTGTAGTTACTACTGGTTCTGGAGCAACATTTGATGTTTCTCTTAAAGTTTTGGGTTTTGTTTTGAATAATATTCATAGTCTGGACTATATTGGTGGAATTGGATTTACTCAATTTGATGAAAATAATTTAGCAACTGGTATTGAAACTTCTCTAGTTTTAGAAAATGGTAACCCAATTCCTATTCCTACAGTTGATCCAGAATTTAAAATTGAAAAGGGAAATCCAACACAAACATCTACTCCTGGAACTGGTTGTGTTCTAGAAACATCATTAAAAGTTGTTGGATTTATAAATAATGATACACATATAACAGAATTTTTATCTGGAGATGGAACCCCTACAAATACAATTGGAACTGGATTCACTAGTTTTGATCAAAATAATATTGCAACTGGAATAATTTTTAAATTAATTGATTCCAATAATGCTATCGTCAATCCAGCAGAACCTCCTACATTTAAAATTGAAAAAGGACCAGAATTACCTCATTCACTTATTGGTATTAATGCTGACGTAAAAGTTTCATTTAAAGTAGTTGGATTTATAGTTAATGATCAACATATCGAAGAATTTAATAGTGATGTTCCTAATACAAATTGGATTTTTATTGGAAATACATTAGCACAGGGATCTGCTACAAATATTACATTTGTGGATAGTCAAAATAACAATGTAACTTTAACAGAGATCCCTACATTTAATATAGTTAAAAATACAGGATCTTTTGCAAATGGATTTACAATAAAAGTAACATTATTAAATAGCGGTAAAGAAATTCCCGCAGGAACTATAGTAAAAATAAGTCCTGGATCTGATCCAACTCATGTAGTGCAAATACCTTTATCATTAGGAATAAATTTAGAGGTTGAAAATAGTGGTAAAAATTATGGTGATGAAAATTCAGAAATTGATGTAATTTTTAATGGTTTAACTAAATTAGATGGTGGAATTTCTCCTTCATTTAAATTAAACATTTTAGGAAATCCGACATTTGGAATTAATACAGTTTTACCAAATAATAATGTTTCAGGAACATTAATAACTGGTCTAGATAATATTTCAATAACTGGATCTAGAATCGTTCAAAATGGAACTTTTTCACTTAAAACCACTATTGTCTCAGGTGGTAAAGAAATTCCAAATAATACATTTTTAAAAATAACTAAAAATCAAAATGATGTTGATGCAAATAATCCTAATGTAATATCACTTTCATTAGGAATACATTTAGAGGTTAAAGAATCAGGACAAAATTATGGACATTTAAATGATTTAGTAAATGTTGATTTTGAAGGAATTTCTAAATTAGAAAATGGTGAAGATCCAATATTTAAAGTGAAAGTATCTGATGATCCTTATGGAATAGATACTATTATACCTACTCCTGAAAATACCGGAAAAATGATTACTGGTGTAACTGGAGCATCTATAAATAGTCAAAGGACTGTTGGTGGATCATTTTCTTTAAAAGTTTCTGTTCTTAAATCTGGTAAAGGAATACCAGGTAATACTTATTTAAAAATAACTAAAAAGAATACTGAATTAGTAGCAATAAATCCATCTTTGTTATTTTTATCATGTGGTATTAATTTTGAAGTGCTAGAATCTGGTAAAAATTATGGTGCAGAAAATGATTTAATTGATGTAACATTTGGAGGAATTGGTAAAATAGGAACTGGTGATGATCCATCTTTTAAAGTCAAAGTAGGTCCAGAACCTGATAATGGTATTAGTAAAATAATACCAACTCCTGAGAGTGAAGGAACATTATTAACTAAAGTATTAGGGGCTGTTGTATCTGGTGAAAAAAATGTTACAACAGAATTACCTCCACATACAAATGTTCAAAATGTAGATTTAAAAAATTTAAAAGTATATTGTGATTTTATTTTTTTAGACACTGATGAAAGAAGAAGATTTGCACAAGTTTCTCACGAATATTTAATCGAACAATTACAAGTTACTAATAAAATAAATATTCAAACTGGAATTAACGAAATACCTATACGATTCATTCATCCAGTAAAAGAATTAATTTGGACTATCAAAGCTACAGGAAATTCAGGATACAATTATTTTAGAGCCACAAATATTGATGCGGATGCATTATATGATAAAGATATGATAGAAGAAGTAGTATTGCAATTAAACGGAACTAATCGTTTTTCTAGAAGAGAAGGACATTATTTTAGAGTTATTACCCCTTATAAATATCATAAAGGTGGTTCATTGCAAGTTGCTGGAAATGGAACTCATCAAAATGGTAAATTATCATGGAATAATTTAAATAAAAATCAAATGCAGGATATATCTGATTCTGAAACAGGTGGATTTTATGTCTATTCATTTGCTAGTAAGCCAGAAAATCATCAGCCATCAGGAACATGTAATTTTTCTAAACTTAATAGTGCTGTATTAAATTTTAACTCTATTAAACCAGGTATAATTAAAGTATATGGAATTAATTATAATGTATTGCGAATAATGAGTGGAATGGGTGGATTAGCATTTTCAAATTAAAAATTTAAAAAATTTGAATTTAAAAATAAATAACTAATAATAATAATAAATAATGAATAAAAAAAAAATAATTACTAAAAATGCTTCTTTTGAAATTCTAGAAAAAGGCGATGAAATTCTAGATAATAATGATTTTTTTAAAGATTTGTCAGATGTAATGGAAGAACCTAAATTTAACAATTTTTTTAAAAAATATTTCAAAAATATGTCAGAAGCCAAAATTAGCTTAGTTTATATGAAATTATATGATGTTTTTAAAGAAAAATGGAAACAAATGACCGATAAAGAGCTAGATAAACGAATTAATGTATTTTTATTATGGAAGATGATGCGTAGTAAAGATTTAAATAGATTTGCATTACATACTGTATTAGAACATTTTGAATCTCCAAATAAAATAAAAATTTTTGAAGAATTAAAACAGTTTATAGATTTTACAGAAGATCAAAAATTAGTATTAAAAGATTAATTTTTATCAAAATTATAATTTTAAGTTGAATACCTATAAAATTATATTTTTTTATTTTATTCCATGTTTTTATTTTTTTATTTTTATTTTATTAACATTAATATGATAATAAAAATTAAATAAATATTTAAACAAAAAATAGAATATTATTTAATGATAATAACTCTGATTTAGTATTGATTTTTTTTAATAAATGAACCCAACCATTTTTATTAATATTTACTGTAGCCGTTCCACCGGGTTTTCCTTCACCTACAGAATCAGTTACACATAAGAATGATAAATGATTTTTAGGTCTATATCCTTTGGGTAATCTGGTAATCGGAAGCCATTCACTATCTAATGTAAATACTTCATTTGCATTACTGTTATTACATGCAGTTTCACCATATTTTCCATAATTCATACCTGTTCTACATACTTTTTTATTGAGAGCAAAGTAAGTATGTCCTTTTTTAAACGCTGATTTGGCACATGTCATTTTATTCATTCTAGATCCTGATTTAAATGGTAAATCTTTATCTGATTCATCGTCTCTGTAACAACCTATTTGATTAATTTTATTTGCATTAAATTTATTATAAAATAAAGCGATTAATCCACTAACCTTAACTATACCATTATCTAAAACAACTCTAGCTTCTTCAAATTTATCAGAATTAAAATTTTTAAAACCAGAATATAATAATAATTTCACACCCTTCATTGTAGAAAAATTAATACCTTCTAGAGAAACACTAGAACCTGAACGATTTGCTAAACACCATCCTTTTGAAGTTATATCTATTCTTCCTGGGTTACCATCTTGATCATTACTTAAATATATTCCTCTAACAGGTGGTCTTTTTCCCATTGGTAACTGACAAAACCATTTACCATTAACATTAGATATTCCTCCGGTTAAAAAAACCAATGATCCTAATGAGAAGAAAGAAGGATAACCTGTATTTGTTTCATTAGTAACACCATTTCTCAATTTAACCGCATTACCACCTATTAATGGATATCTTACATTTGATAAAATAACAGAATCACCTAATTGATAATTATGTTTTATTCCACGACCAAATTTAGATTTACCATCAAATAAATTTATGTTTCCGTTTGGATATAACATTAATCTAAGCACATTTCCACCAATTGTTCCAACGGTTGTTACTATTAATCTATCAGGAAATGTTCCATCAGGTAATATACCACATGTTTGATTTATACCAGCTTTATTAGTGCATTTAATAAATCCATCTAAAAACGCAACTCCTAATTTAACTTCGACTTTAAATTTACTATAATTTAACTTTTTATCTTCTTTCCATCCATTTTGAAGCACTATCTTTGATTTATCAATTCCTGGTAAGTCTTTTGTTGATTTATCAACTTTATCAGTAGGTTTAGTGCTAGTAGATAAATTTTCAATTAATTCTTTATTTAATTGAAATGGAAACCATTCCATAATTGATAAATTATATCCACCAGAACCACTATATGGACTACTAACAAAAACTTTTTTACCTTTAGGCCAAATTGGAAAACCAGCTAATTCTGAATTTATAACTTCATTTCCTGCAACATATGCTGCTACTTTTTTACCAAAAACAGATACAGCAACATGAACCCATTGTCCGGGTATAATAGATCCACCTGGAATATTTATTTTTTCACCACCGGGTATTCCTGCGGAAGTTTTTAAACTAAATAATAAGCCTGTAGAATCTGTTTTTATATTTAAAGATGGATACATATCAGATTTAGAATTACCATGATGAAATATATTTCTCTCAGATCCATTTTTTTTATCTATTTTTAACCAAAATACAATTGTATATTCAATATTAAAAATTTTTTCATACAAATCATAATTACCATTTTTAGAAATACTAGGGGTTAAATTTTCTTTTGGTCCATTATAAATTAATGAAGTTCCTAATTTTTTACCTTTTAGATTACCTACTGCCACATAACTACAAGTTATATCTTTTAAACATTCAGATAAAGCTTCATCTTTTGTTAGATTTAATTCTTTATTATTTTTTTCTGTTTTCTTAATAAATAAATTATTACCTGTTTTTTTTATTAATCCTGAAAAACTTTTATTTACATTTAAATCAGTCGATGTTAATGATTTATATTGGCTGGAAATCTTTACGTCTTTGCCTTTTACTAGTTTAGTTGTTAATTTTCCTATAGTATCCATTGCTGGATTTTCATCACAAAAAGTTTTTACATCATATTCTTTTTTTAATCCTAATGGAATACTATCTAAATCTTGATCACAAGAATAACCTTTTGAATATTTTAAAAATTTCTTAAATGAAGGCAATTCAACAGCTTTAAAATTTTCTGTATTTTCTTTTTTAGATTTATTATTATTAGTAAGTATAAAATAAAAACATATTATTAAAAGAAATAAAATAAATATAACATTATTATTCATTTATATATTATATATATTTTTTATTATCCTGATTTGTAAAAAAACTAATCATTTTATTTGGTCTAATTTCTTCATGAATATTACATATATTTTCAATTACTTTACCAGTTTTAAATCCTAAAACACCAGACATTGTAACTAAACCATTTTCATGTTTAGTAACCTTAGGTCCGCCATAATTAATTTTTTCACCTTTAGAACTTTGATTTAATTTTTTAACTTCCAAGTTAGTTAATGCTCTTTTATAAAAAATCATATTTTTTATCGAACCTGAAATTTTATTTATCCAACCATGTCCTATTTTTAAAGGACCAGCAGTTCTTCCAGCCTGGGTATGTGTCGCATTAGTTTTTTTAACCATTTTTCCATCAATAAAAAATTTTAATTTTTTATTACTAATATCTCTAATTAAGGCAACATTAGTCCATTCATTAAATTTAATTCTAGGTCCAGAAAAACCCTGATATCCACCACTATACCCTCCCTTTTTTCCATAATAATAATTTAATTTTCCATCAGGTTCCAAAGATAACGCACCTTCACCACCATATCCTTTATCAAATATAACTTGTCTACCATTTTCACTAGCTTTTATATTGAATGAAACCGACATATTTCCAGTTAATCCAGATAATGATTTATTTAATAAAGTCTCTTCACTATTATAACTAACTATTTCTAATACTTTATTTTCATTTAGAGAACTAGAAGTGGCGGCAGCTTGTGATTCATAACCTGAATTTAACTTTAATTCTAATTTATCTTGGATACAATAATTTATACCATCTAAACATAACCATCCTCCTTTAACACCTGTAGATTGATTATCTCCTCCTTTATATTGAATTTTTCCTTTTTCTGTAATATGAATTCTAGCAACTCCATTATTGACATTAACATTAAAAATTTTTACAGTTTTAGGTCTACATCTTGAGGGCAATTGGTCAATAAATGTATTTACAGGTATAACAGTTCCAAATGTTAAAAATCCTGATAAAAAAACTAAATTACCAACAACAATATAACAAGCTGGTCTAACACCGGTTCCTTTCCAATTACCCCAGGTTAAACTATTAAAGCCAGTTCGTACTGTTTCAGTCATCTCAAATTTAAAAACCTTTTCTGGTTTGTAAAATTTTTCTTTAGCATTTCTAGCTATTTTACCATATCTTCCACAATACCCCCAAGGTGTATTTTTATCTTTTGTATAACACCATAATTTACTACCTCTTTTTTTAGATCCCCATGTCGAATGTTTAGGTGTTTGTCTACAATAATTATGATCACCTATTCCCTTATTAGAAGGATCTTTATAATTCCATTTTTTGTATTTTAAATTTTTTTTGTTACATTTACCCCAATAACCACTAGAACCATTGCTTGTATAACACCAATCAAAACCATCACTATCTGGATCACCGCAAGCATTATCATCATCACTTTTAGCAATATATGATTTTTTTCCTCCTCTAGCAGTTTTCCATGGTAAACATTTTTTTCCTTGATTTGTTTCTGTTTCCTTACTACTTAACCCATAAGTTTTAGAATCAACTTTACCATTTGAACAAGTTATATTTTTTAAACTATTCCAATTTGAAGTATGTTCATAAGATTTTATAAAACCTGGTTCGCATGAAAAATTAAATTTATCCCCTTTACTATTTTTATTAAAATTTTTTAATTCATTTCCTTTTTTATCTGACAATACATATGAATTTACGCCCTTTTTGGTATATGTACCAGTTATACTAGTAGGTGGTGCATATTCATTTTTAACGTGCCAATTTTCACATTCTAATCCTTTTAAAGTTTTATTTAATTTTAATGCGGTTTTATAATCAGATTTGTCCCAAAATTGATATGAAACTTCTTTTTTAAACATATCTAAAATTGATATTTTTGCACCAGCCACACTATCCTGGTTACTATCTGTTCTATTAATAATTTTAATTTTATTTATTCTATGACCACCTTGTAAATCTATTAAAATATAATTATCCTTTTTATTTTTACTAATCCACATTTGTTTATTTGAAGCTTTGGTTTTTACTTTACCATCAATTGCTTTATAAGGTCTAAATCCAGATATTGAAGAACTTGCGGTAGCCATTTTACCTTTACCTATATTTACATCTGAATCGTCATATATCTCTACTTCAGTAATATTTAAAATACCTCTTCCAGGTTTGGAGATTTTTACAAAATAAGCTAATAAAGGAATTTGAAATTGTAGAGGAGTTCCCATATTCAGAGGATAGGTAATATTATCTAATGACACCGTTCCTTTAGGATTGGACCAATTTCCAACCTCAATAAAACCTTTTGGACTAATATCTAATCTAACATGTGTATCAACTGATCCAGAATTAAAAAATAATATCTTATCAGGTCTAGCTTCTTTTGGTAAAACTAATATTTTACCTTTTCCAAAAACATTAGCTACTAATCCAGATAAATAAACTATACCATTAACTATTTTATACGAAGGTCTTCTATAATATTTACTTATCCATGATTTATTAAATTGTTCTTCATTGAGTAATTGTAAATTTCTACCATTAATATTATTATCATTTGAATAATTATCTGCCTTAAATATATCTCCTAAACATTTAGAATGTGCTATTTCTTTACCCATAGATTCATATTTTTTTAGGCAATTTAAATATTTTTGAGAATCCATAGGATCTTCTTCAACTAATATATTTTTTATAAATAATCTAGGAACTGCAACTGGAATAATTCTTAATTTTGAAACAGTGATTCCTGAAGAAGATTTTTTATTTACATACATTGTTGTATTTTTATCAGGTAAAATAGGGTCACCAGTTAATGTTTCCTTCAATACAAATTTAGAATTGACATATCCTATAATATTTCTTCCATTTAAAGTAAATGCAATATGACACCATTTTTTATACGGAACATTTCCAGTAGGTATTTCTATTGATTCTGAATTATGATCAGTTGTAGATATTGTAAATTTTAATGATGTTTTTTCTTTATTAACATCAATTTGAGGAAGTTTTATTTTTCTATTTTTAGAATTTTCAACATGTAAAATATTTCTATTAAATGTTAATAAATTCTCTATTTTTAACCAAAAACTAATTGTAAATTGAATACTTGTTGATTTTGTATATACTATACTTTTTTTCAAGTTTATTAATTTACTTGAATTTTTAAATTCACATCCACCATTTTTCATATTTATTGCTAATATAGCTTCGTTTTGATTAGCTAATTTTTCACATGTAGAACGATTCATTTTATAAAACCCCAATGTTTTTCCTAGAGCTTTTTTATCAACATTTTTATACCAATTTTTACTAGGTGTTGGCGAATAAAAAAATTGTTTTTCATATTTAAGTATTTTATATTTAAAATTGGTAGGTTTATCAACTGCTAAAACTAAAAATTTATAATATTCATTAGTTCTAACCATTTTATCACAAAACTTAACAAACTGATATTTTTCAGGCATTGAATCAATATCCATATTGCATAAATATGACATGGCATTTTGCCCCCATTCATTTATAGAGGGAGCTTCCTCAATACTTACTTTAGCACTACTAAAAGTTTCTAAAGGTTTAGTTTTATATCTATAAACAATGAAAAATATAATTAATGATATTAATATAACTAGTAAATAATTCATAATAATCAAGTTATATATTATATATATTTTTTTTATAAAAAATCATTTTATAAAAAAAATTAGATTTTTATTTTATTTTATTTAAAGATATACCTTATTGAGTAGTGATAATCTTTTCCATCTTCTAGTTCTTTCTTAGTTAGCAAAAAAAATATTAATCGCATTTTGGATCTTTAGTAGAACCACCTGATCCTCCGCCACCTGATCCACCACCAGAACCTCCACCACCAGAACCTCCACCACCAGAACCTTCTCCACCAGAACCTCCTCCACCAGAACTTCCACCAGAAATCTCATCATCCAAAAATTGTTCTGATTTATTAGTAAAATACGAAATACCATCCAATGAAATAAATTTAATTTCATTTTTTGAATTTCCTCCTGTAATTTTTACATCACCTTGTGGAGTTATTGTAATCATTGCATTATTCTTTTTATTTTGATAAACATAAAAATTTAACATTTTATTTGGTCTATAATCTTCTTCCAACATTCCAATTTTTTTATTTATATTAAGTGACTTTACTAAAAGTATTCCAGAAAAACTAACCAAACCTTTTCTACTTGATTTTTTACTTTCAGGAAGTCCATGATTAGTTATTTTTACTCCAGCATAATTTAATGATTTACAATTTTTATCATTAAAAAATATTTCAGGTCCTCTTTTAGACGTTTGATATTTTAATAATTTATTATTATTAGGTTTAAAAGAAATATATCCCTTAGATAAATTCATATTAATCTTATCATTTACACTATAATTAATTCCATCCAGAGAAATCCATCTTTCCTTATATCCAATGCTCATTTTATCTAAATCAACTAATTGTATATATCCAGATTTAGTAATATGAATTCTAACAGTTCCATCATCTAAATTACATGAAAATACTTTAAGTGATTTTGGAAATACATGTCCTGGTAATTTTGCTAAATATGTTTTGTCAGGTATATTATTCCTTTTACTTCTGATTTTTTTACCATTTATAGTATCCCATGGATCTAATTTAACAAATCCAGAAATATATACCATATCTTTAGTTTTTACCCAACATGCTTCTCTAAAGTTTTTATCAATATCTTTTTCAAAAGATTGACCAACACTTTGTCTTCCACCTATAAATCCAGATGGTCTATTAGTTCCAGCTATATTAAATATAAATTCTTTTTCAGGTTTATAAAACTTGAAATTAATATTTCTAGGTGGAGCAACAGTATGTCTAGATTTAATATCATATTCACCACAATAATCCCATTCCTTGTTTTTATCAGTGGTGTAACACCATAATTTTTCACCTCTTTTATTACCATCATATTCAAAATCATTTGGTTCAACATTTATACCTGTATCTTGAGTAGGAAGTGCCTGACTTGAAAAAGACATATTTGTAGTAGTTGATTCAAAATTACCTTTTTGTTTATCTGGAGTAGGTGTTTGACGACAATAATTATGATTACCAATTCCCTTTTCTCTAAAATCATTAAATTCCCATTTTTTATTTGGTTTAAAGTAAGTATTTTTTTTATCTTTAGTTTTTAATAATTGACCTTTCTTCAAATTAATTTCTTTACCACCTCCATAGTATTTTTTTATAGTTTTACCATTTGAACAGGTTACCATTCCCATTGAATTTTTATCGGAATTACTTCTGTTTCTATCATTATTAAATTTATATGATGTAATAAATCCTGGTTTACAACTAAACTTGAAATCTTTACCATTTGATTTTTTACTACCTTTTTTAGTAATAGTATTTCCTTTAATATCTTTTAAAGTATATGAATTTATAAAACCTGGAACCATAATTTCCTGAAATTTCCACTGGTGGAGCATATTTACTTTTGTGTGGAGATACACTATACCAATTTTGGCATTTTTTCTTAGATAATGTGGTTGTTAATTTATTTGATTTTTTAAAATCATTTTTATCCCAAACTTCAGATTTAATAACTATTCCAAATGCATCTAAAATTGATACTTTTGCGCCAGCAACTGATGCATTATAAAGATCTGTATTTATCAATTTAATTTTAGTAATTACATAACCGCCATTTAAATTAATAGTTATACTATTTTCAGATTGATAATTACTTACCCACATGCTTTTATTATATCTCCATTTTCCTCCAGATTTTTTATTTTTTATTCCATTAATAGCCTTTGTTGGTGGATATCTAGATTTAGAGGAACTAGCGGTTATTCTTTTTCCAATAGCAATATTTTTACCAGTATCATCATAAATTTCAATTTCGGATAAAGCCAATAATCCATTTTTTGATATTTTTACAAAATAAACTAGTGTAGGAAGATTATAATTTAATGGAGCACCACTTGAAATAGGATATCTAATTGTATCCAATGTAATTTTTCCATTAGGTGAAGTATTTTTCCCAACTTCAACATATCCATTTGAATTTATAATTAATCTAACATGATTATCATTATAACCAGAATTAAAATATAAAGTCTTATCTGGTCTAGCTTCAATTGGTAATATTAATAAATCTCCAACATTATTAACAGAACCAACCATTCCCGACAAATATACAATACCACCTACTATACGATAAGACGGTCTTCTATAGAATTTATCTAATGATGTATTAACTTCATTATCAATTAAATTATCAACTCTTGATTTATTGTGTAAATATGGATGAATTGGAAATTGATTTTTATTTAATAATTGCAAATTTCTTCCATTTTGATTATATTCTGATTGTTGAGTATCCCATGTTTTATGAAAAGCTGAAGATAAACCTTTTACAGGATCTTCATTTATCAAAACATCTCTAATAAAAAAATTAGGAACAAAAACAGGAATTATTCTTAGTTTAGAAATTTCTAAACCATTACTTTTAATTATTTTTAAATCTGATGCATTATTATTTTTTAATGGATATCCACTAAGTTTTTCTGAATTAACCAATCTAGAATTTACAAATCCCTTAACTATTTTGCCCTGCACCGCAAAAGAAATATGAACCCATTTTTTAAATGGTATATATCCAGTAGGAATAATTAATGCCTCATTAATATTATTTTCAGTTGAAATTTTAAACTGCAATGAAGTTAAGCCATTATTGACTGTAATTGATGGAGTTTTAATTTTTCTGTTTTTTGAATTTTCGAAACTTAATATTTCTCTATCTTTTGAAAGAGATTTAATTTTTAGCCAAAAACTAATTGTATATTGAATCGATTCTTCCTTAACATATACATCAATTCCTTTTGATTCTACTAAAATTTTTTTACTTTTAATTTCACATCCTCCTTTTTTTTTATCATGATTAAATGCTACAGCTAATTGATGATCAACTGCTAATTTTTCACATTCACGTGGTATATTTTTATAAAATGCAATAGTCTTTCCTAATGCTTTTTTGTCAGGTATTCGAAGCCATTCTTTTCTAGTAGCTGGTGCAAAATAGAAATCATCTAGTTTTAATTTTTTATTTTTATAATCACTAGGTAAATCAATAATTAAAGATATAAATTTTTTAAAATCTCTTTCCTTATTCATTCTATCACAAAATTTAACAAATGAATACTTATCAGGAATAGAATCTGTTTTGACATTACATAAATACATCATCGCATTCATGTTCCATTCATTTATAGAAGAAATTTTTGATTTAAAGCTTTCTTTAGCTGAATTATTACATCTATGAATTATAAATAATACTATAACTGATATTAATATAGCTAATAATAAAAATTTCATTTATTAAGTTATATATTACTTATATTTTTTTTAATAAATAATTTATAAAATATTTATTTTTTATAAATTTTTTTTTTTATTCACATTTTAAATTATTTTTATCTGATAACTTTAACTTACCATTCCAATTTAAATCATTCAAATTAAAATTATTTTTTTCTGAAGATTCAGATTCATTAATTTCGTCATCCAAAAATTGTTCAGATTTATTTGTAAAATAACTTATTCCATCTAATGAAATAAATTTAATATTATTATTATTTTTATTGTCTGCAGACAATAAAATTTCACCTCTAGAATTTATTGTTATCATAGAAGAAGTAGAATTATTTTTATTTTGAACAACAAAAAAATTTAAAGTTTTATTAGGTCTATATTCTTCATTAATTGACGCAACTTTATTGGTTATAAAAGGAGATTTTAAAATTATTATACCAGATAAACTAATCAAACCTTTTTTAGAAGATTTTTTGTTCTCACCTATTCCATGGTCAGTAATTTTTACAGAACCATAATCTTTTGATTTCGATTTTT